CGCCAAAACGATACACGATCATCTCTCGCAATTCTTTTTCCTGCTGCTCGATTTTCTTCCGGCGCATCAGGTTTTCGATGGCTTCTTGCTCGACAGAGGACTTGGCAAAGACTTTCTTAAAAAGCGGAGGATCAGAGGCTTCTTCGTCGGCTGCTTTTACATCAGCAATGGCACCGAACCAGGTTCCTAGTTGCCCGCCCATGTCCTCCAGCTCTCGGCCTACCTCGATCCCCTTCTTGAGAACATTGTAGGCCGAGGTGGCTATAGCCATAGCCGAGACAGGATCGAGCATGGTTATTCACCATTGCCATTGATCTTGCTCCATCCGCCAAGTACAAGCAGGCCTAGGACAAAAACAGTCCCAGCCCTAGCAATAGTCTGCCAGATAGTTTTCTTGATGCCGCGCCAGTCGGTAATCAGGGAGCGAAGGTCACGAACATCGGTGCCAGCGTCATCGTCATGCAAGCCGACTTCTTTCAAAGCCGATTTCATTTCCTCACGGACGATCTGACGTAACGCGATTTCGTCGATGTTCATGGAGGCTCCTTACGGCTTCACGGGCCAAGTGATCGAGGTTGGGAATCCCGCTTGCTGCGGCAGGTCTCGCAGGGCTTGACGGTAGGCCGCCCACTCGCTCGGAATTGCCTTACCAGACTCAAGGGACTTAATGACGACCCAATCACACTCCGACAAAAGCGTGTCTCGACGGGCTCTGGCATTGGCTGCAAACTCGGCATCCTTCTGGGCTTTGTAAGCGGATTCCTGTTCAGCGGCCGTGGTCTCGCCGTCAACAAAGACGGGGCCAAGGATGTACTTGGTGTACCACTTGCCCTCGATCTGCTCCACGCCGTCACGCTGCGAGTATTGGTAGACCGTCCCGCCTGAAGCCTGCGGGCCTTCAAAGACAGGATCAGCGCCCAATGCTTCAAGAATTTCGTCTGTCGTCTGCCCCCATGTAGGGCCGCCGCTAGCCTGCTGGTAAGCACGAAACTCCTGTTCAAGCATGACTTGGCCTGTTGATCTGATTCGGATTTCCATGGTTACCTCTGATGAGCCTTTGCCAATTTAACTTTCCCATTGCGCTCACCGCTTGCTCTTTTTGGAATAGTTAACGAGCCGTTTTGCGCTTCCCATTCTTGCTGGAACTTTTTAAGTGAACCCCACGAACTGCCGAACTTTTTGATAGCCTCGCCACGAGTCGCGTTATTTTCAACAGCCCAATTAAGCGCGGCAAACAAATTCTGCCTTGCTTTTTCTATCTGCAATTTGCGGGCATCTTCCCATGCAGGCTTGTAGCCGTTTGCTTTTCGTGTCGCCAAGGCTTTAGCTCTAACTTCTGGCTTAGCCGCTTTTATACATCTGTCTGCAATAGCTTCTGGAGTTTGCATCCATGCTTGATGCTTAGCCCAAGATAAACTGTTTTTTCTACTTTCGATTTGCCTTGCCTTTGCTATCTCAGGCATTTTGCGCCCACGCCTAGAGGCGGCCCATTTACGTTTAGTTTCTTCAGAGTGCTTCTGCCCAAGAAAGCCGCCAATAGAATTTTTGTGAGCATTATATAGGCGACCCGTGTCAAAACATTCTTCAAGAATGAACCCTTCAAGTTCTTCAAGGTGATCGGCGGATTCAGGCCAAATAAGTTCAAACTCAAATTCTTCCTCTGTCCTTGATGCCCAGGAATGCTGTAGTCGTGGATTTTTATGTACGCCAGACCGCAGATCAGACAAGTGCCTACGTTTTCTGGCAGCCCAATCAATGGTACGCCCTATGTAAGACATACCAGTTGAAAGGTTTTTAATCTGATATATTCCGCTATTCATGTCTACGCCACGGCAAAATAAATGTAGGTTGCTGAACTCACATTTGCATTTGCAGTTGCTTCTTGATTTACGATAAATCCGCTTGAATCTGCATCAATCCAATCCAGCGTTGTTATTTCTGCGGCGGTACTGTTTAGGTAAAGCAGTGGGTCATTCCCAGCTACTATTCCCCTTGCACTGTCAGCAACCAGCCAGTTTCCAGTAGAGTCAGTGCGCTTAATGAGGACGAACCTTGCCCCAGCAGTAAAGCCGCAGTTGATGACTTGTGTTGTGCCTGTGCCGGTGTACGAACCAACTTTACTCACGCCTGCTACTGTGGCAAACAGGTAGGCAACGTAGGTGTAGCCACTACCATTAACACTGGAAGACGAACTAACAGAAAAAACCGTACTTGTTGGTGTTGTGTTGTTCCAAACAGTGTCTACAGAAGCTGATGCGTTTTGTGACAAAAACAAGACTTTTGTGTTTCCTGTTGTGGTCGTATACACGTTCCATTGATCTACTTTGTCTCTCGCCTTAACGATCATCATCTCAGGGACAACCGTGAGGTTATGGGTTACCGTTCTATTGGCGCTTGTCCCCGTATAGCACACCACATCAAAGAAGCCGGGGGCGCGGCGGAAGGCCCAAGCAATATAATTTGAAGTTGAAGCTCCGTTTATTTCGTTAGTGCCACCGCCGGTAGCGGGCAACCCTATTACATTTTGCCCAGCACTGAACGAAACAATGTTGTCGGAAAAACTAAGTTGAGCAGCAGTGCTGTCAGTTTTTAAGAACACCCCACCCATCAGCCTCGCATGGTTCAGAGGGTCTCTGGTTCCGTCATTCCTGATTTTGATGATGTCCATATCAACTGGGAAGCCTGCGCTTATGTTTTGTGCTGCGCCATTCGCGCCAGAGTAAGCAATAGGACTAAACACACTCGCCCCACTCGTCGGCACTTTCATCGGGCCACGGCGGATGGCGATGTAGATGTAGGTGTTTCCTGAAGCATTCAATCCGCCGCTTGTAGAGTCAACAACAAAACCTGTCGCTGTTGGCTTTACATTTGTTGCTGTCCCCCCCTCGGCGTCCGAGGTATTAGCAATAATGGCAACAGATGGGCCGCCAACAGACAAGCCACGCATTACGTCATAAATAAACCAAGAAGCAGCGGAAGAAGTATTTTTAATGAGCAAATACTGAGGTTCATAACCAGTGGTTATCGCGTTACCCGCAGCCCCGGTTCCCGTATAGCTACCGCACGAAATCACATTGTCCGTACCAGACAGACCGAAGCCACCTGCGTCGTGGGCGAAGAGGTAGACTACATAGGTTTTCCCGCTGGAGTTATACCAATTGGCGTTTACGCTAATGTATGTGCTGGTGGGCTGATTTGGCGCCACACTATCACTTCCAAATGCGGAGGTTGTGTTGAGGACTCCGTAATTTGTCCACCAGTTTGCGTTTGGGGAGGTAACTCCACGGTGGAACACATACCATGGTTCTGTTGCATCAGTTCGCTTAAATATCATCACACCCGGAACCGAATTAAGGGAGTGAGGTATTTGTCTGCTGTTTGTCCCATCCCCCGTATACGTCACAACATCAAAGAACTTCGGCTGCTTGCGGAATGTCCATGAGGCGTAGGTGGCTGCATTGGTGTTTAGCTTTGCCAAAGCACCAATCGAAAACCCTGTAGTGTTAAACGCTGTCAGGCCAGTGCTTTGCGTTGTCTCGGCAGCAGTGCTGTTGCTGACTAAATCTTTTGTGGCTCCCCGCGTAGTATCATATAGCGCATGGTCTGTTGCACCTGACCGGCCTTTCATCCACACCAGCCCACCTTTCGTGGACAGATCAATCCCGTTGGTTATGGTCTGCGTAGAGCCGTTGCCAGTGTAGAGAAAACACGAGAAAACGTCCTCGATAAATACCCGCTCAGCAGCACCGCCACCGAAAGCATCGTAACTTGCAGACCCGCTGGTTTCTTGTAATGGCATGGTTTACGCCTTGAACTGAGTGACTGAGGCCAACACGGTGAACGTGGCACTGCCGGTCTTGATTATCAGGTATCGGTAGCTGTCGATGCCACTTGCATTTCCAGCAGTAGGAGCGCCCCCGATCCATCGCGTAGTGACACCAGAGGTCGTTCCGTCCACTTGCACCACGTTGTTGTAGTAGGCAGTTGAGCCTTGGGTGACAAGAAAAGCAACGGTTGTGGACTGACCAGTGGACAACGCGGTATTCAGGCTCGTGCCGCTGGAAGCCCTGAAGTTAACCGTCCAGTTGGCAGAAGCGTTTGAAGTGTAGTACAGAACAGATTGGGTCGTGATGTCGTAGTTGATCGTGCCTGTTGCAGCAGTAGCCGAGACAGTGGCAGTTTCAGCCGCGTCAGAAAGCACTACGCCAAACTTTGCGCTTGTGCCGCTGAACGTCTGAGTTCCAGTCCAAGTGTTATCAGCAGACAGTGAAACGCCAGCAGGCAATGCAGTGGATGACCATGTAGTACCGTTCGAGGTAAGGACGTTTCCGTTGGTGCCTGGTGCTACAAACTGAACTGCGCTTGTACCGTTGCCGAGGATTACGTTATTGGCAGTGAGCGTCGTGGCTCCGGTGCCGCCGTTGGCTACAGGGAGAGTCCCTGTTACCTGGGAGGCGAGGTTAATGCTTGTCGCAATCGCCGCGCTATCCTGCCAGCCAGAACCATTGTAAATCCGAGTCGTGTTGCTGGTAGTGTTGAAGTACATCGCGCCAGTGACAAGCGGATTCCCGTCATTGTCTACAGTCGGGTCAGATGCCTTTGCGCCGAGGTATCTGTCATCAAACAGATCATAACTAGCCGCAGCATTTGATGCGCTTGTTGCCGCATTCGATGCACTGGTACTTGCAGCACTAGCCGAGTTTGAAGCGTTGGTGGCACTGGTACTAGCCGCGCTTGCGTAGTTGGATGCATTGGTGGCTTGGGTGGAAGCAGTCGAAGCGGAAGCAGCCGCGTTTGATTCACTTGTGGCAGCATTTGAAGCACTTGTGGCAGCGGCGCTAGCACTAGAGGCAGCAGCACTAGCACTAGAAGCAGCAGCCGCAGAAGTGCCTACCCACCATGAAGGAGAGCTGGCAGGAATGTGATTGGTGTTAGCATTTTGCAGCGAGGTATACAGAATGCCATCCGTCCCCACCACGTTTGCGTTGATTGCGTATGTCGTAGTAGACGACCACACCAACTGAATCGGCACCCAATAGGCTGTAATCGTAGACGGATTCTGGTTCAGGTTAGAGTTCTGGAGAGACTGGTAAACAATCGTCTGATACGTCACTACAGAGCCGAGCTTGTATGTTGTGCCTGCGTTCCACTCCACCGAGTACAGGAACGTCCACGAACCCGTTGTGGTGACAGGGTTGTTGTTGACGTTTCCGTTAATCAGAGAGACGTAGAACTCGCCATCCGAGCCTTGTACTACATCATTCGCGTTGTAGTCTTTAGACGCTATCCAAGCATTACCAAATGTCGAGGCCGTATCACCGACCGGATCACGCACCAGAATCTGCGTGTTATCAGACTTGGTGAGGATTGCTTTTGCTACGCCCTCAAAAAATATATTTGGCTGTCTGCCAGCAGCGGTCAGAATCACCGGATTGGAGTTAGCGATTGTGTAGTTAACATCCGCGTATGTGGCCTTCGGAGTAGTTGTGCCAGACTCGTAGAAGTAAATCTTCCCACTGACAAGGGGATCGCCAGCGTCATCAAAGTATTGTGTGTCCAGCGAGCCGAAACGGGCCATGTTTATCTCCCTAAGATTTCATCTGATAGCACTTGCGAGCCAGCCAAAGAGGCCGCAACAGCAGGGTCTTGGGCTAGAGGTATTATGGCAGATTGTAAGCTTCTTAGCCCGTCTCTGCTTCGCAATGCCTTGCTTACAATTTGCGGGTCTTGAGATAAAAGTATTCTAGCAACTTCTGCTTTCTGCGCGTCTGTAAGATATGGCCTAAACTGAGATATAACCCTATCGAGAATATTTGCAGCAGCTCTAAAATCACCGCGAAGCGCATCAATTGCAAGCCCTCCAGTAGACGCTCCCTGAGAGATCATGCCAAGTCTTTGCGCCGCCTGCTGCGTTGGAGCCGTTGACGAACCCTGAAGCAAAGACCTTGCGGCAGCCTGAGACTGCGCCGCAACATTCAGCCTTTCTAAAGCCGCTTCCTGAAGCTCGCCAGGGTATATCGTGCGAAATACGATCCCCTCCTTGCTTTCAGGGTCTGCAAGCCTTGCAACCGTCGATGCCTTATTGCCGCCTTGCATCCTTGCATTAAGGCTTTCCAAATATCCAAGCCTGTAAGCCTGAATCAAGCTTGGATTTCTAGTATTTAATACCTCTTGGAATTCCACCTCAATTTCATCGGCATTTCTGGACAATGCTTTTTTCCCAGCCTGATAATTCTCGTTTCTCGCTCTAACTATGCTGGCATTGCTTCTAGCCGTAGAGATTTCAGGCGCGGCATTATCTATCGTAGAACGCAGATTTCTTTCTGCCGAACCAAGATTTATTCCAATTGTGGCATCTGCGCCACCAGAGCGAACTAGGCGGCGAGACTCGTCCGCAACAATCCGGCGAAGCTGTTCTGCGTCTCGCATGGTTGGCAGCATTCTAAAACTGATAACACCCTTGTCATCAACAGTAAAGAACGGGTCTCTGCCCGTCTCTGATTTAAAAGCAGCTTTGAGCTTTTCACCCGCGCTTGGGAATCTGGAGATCGTCTCAAACATTTGATCGACAACTTCCTGCGGAGCATCCCCAGCAGATTCAAAGGCATTCTTATACTCTTTATTTTCGAGGTCTCGCAAAAGTCTGTCATCTGCTCGCATCTGTCTATAAATATTGCGATCAAGCCCCGCCGCCATGCCAGATCGAATCGTGTCAATTGCCTCTCGTCTTGTCTGCGGCGGTCGATCAGTCATCACCCCTCTAATGACAGTGCTGGCTTCCCCGCCTCCTATCATCGGTCGAATTGCTAGTGCCACATTAGGGTCTTCAGCAATGATCTCTCCACGAGCAAGCCGCTGCATTGCATCTTCAGGGGTTATTCCAGCTTCATCCGCTATGCGCTGCACTTCATTTTGCACCGCGTTTCTTGCTCTAGACCCAGACAAAACGCGGCCAGCTTCAGAGGCAACATCTAGCCCTTTTACAGCGCCAACGCCGCCAGTATAAAGTCCTCCTGATACAGCACCGCCTATTCCTGCGCCTAGTGCTATCTGGCCTGGCTGCTGAAATCTTTCAGATATTGGCTGCTCCATTGCACCAATAGTGGATGCCGCCCCTTCTGCCGCACCAATGCCCGTTGTTCTTCCAAGATTTCTTGCGAAATTGGAATAAATTGCAGTCGCTGGCGCTGGGCTTCGAGTGGCAACAGTGGCAACGGCAGCAGGAATCGAAGCTCCGGCCATTTCATACAGCATGGATTCTGTCGGCCTTGATTGCTGATAGGCACTTATTTTAGACCGAATTTCACTTTGCACTTCCCCGACGGGGCGACCAGTGGCCGCAGCAACAATAGCAGCCTCTGCTTCATCGGCAGTGTTAAATGTAAGCCCTTGCGCCGCAGTCCGGATCCGCTGTGTTGGTACTTCGCCAGACGGACTAATTCCAAGCTTCGCCCTAGCTTCATCAAGTGCTGCCTGCTGTTCAGGTGTTAGAGCCATAATCGTTACCTGTTAAAAGTTGCGCGACCTTGTGGAGTCATTGCGTTCCATTCTTCAATAGTGATTCCAGCGTCAGATGCCGCCTTCGGAATACCCATAACTCTACCAAGCGCACCGCGCAAAGGCTCGCTAATAATTGTCTGACTATCAACAGAGCGAATTTCTCGAAGATATTGCGCCCGATCAATTTCTTGCGTGGCGTATCTTTGTGCAATCTCCGCTCTTTTTTGGTCTATGTCATTCTTCTGAATCATCGCCTGAATCAGAAGCTGCTTAGATTCATTTGAAGCCGCCAGAGGGCCAATTCCTTGTATAAGGATGTCAATATCTCTATCAGACTGCGCCCCGCTTCCAGGCACTCGAAGTTTCGGCAGAGCTTGGCTAACAATGCCTTGGAAAGCGGAGTTTGCATCATTAAATTCCGGATAAATGCGAGTTATCGCAGCAGGAATCGTTCCCTCTGTAGTGAGCGGAGCGAGCTGGCTTAGCAGATTCAGATCATTGGCTAATGATGCCCCAGATGATCCGGCAGACAAATAAGCAGCCGCCTGCTGGTCAACAAGCTTATTTAGCTCTGCGCTTCCAGAGTCACCAAGATTGATATTAACCCCGCCGGAGCTACCACCAGTCCTGAAAAATTCTTGATACTCAGGCGTACCCTCTCGAAGTCCAGCAGCTTGCGCTCTAGCTTGCAGAGTTTGAAGCGCAGCAGGAACTTCAGCAGCTTTTTGTTGCTCAGGAATGGCAAACGCTTGCTGGTCGCCCCTAAACACAACATCACCGGGCCTATAAACCTTTTCCTCGACTTGCGGAGGCGTGATGTATCCCATTGCCATGCCTCGATTGACAGCGCCCAAAAGCTCTCTCTGAAGCGATTGGTAGGCATTGCGATCGCCAGCGCGGGAAAGCTGTGCAAGCTGAGTGATGCGAACAGTGTCGGACGGATCGGCATCTGGGAAATTCTTTAGAAGCTCGATTCGCTCACGCCCCAGGCTAATCACGCTATCGAGGTCGCCAGCAGCAAGTAGCTTCAGAGCCGACTCTGCGTCTTGGTACATGGCTCTTTGTCGAGCCTGCGTCATCTCAGCGCGTTGCATCTGGGCTTCGCGCTCACGCCCAGAACGAATGTAGGCGTTTTCTTCTTCTTGCAGCATCTGGTCACGAAATTGCGGGACGGTGTTGGAGAATGCAGCACCCAGCCCTCTCAGCAGCAAACCAATGTCTTGAGCCATTTTAACCCCCGTAGAACCGATATGTGCCGCCCAAAGCAGAAGCGAGATTAGTAGAATTCAGGACGTTGAACGAAGGATAGCCCGGAATTCCTGTGCTGACCTGACCAGTTGGGATTGTTGTGCGAGCGCCGTATCCCTGAAGTGTTGGGCCGACAGTGTTAGCAGAGCCACTTGATTGCTGGCCCTGATTTCCGCCGCCAAGCTGATAACCCATCGCAGCAGAATTCAAGGCATTTCCAATCATCTGCCCGTAGTTTGTTTGCGGGGTAGGGGTATATTGCTGACCTGCAAGCAAGTTAGCCTGCCGAGCCGCCAAGTCCTCTGCTGACATTGCCTGCTGATTGGCAGCGTTCTGCATGGCCGCAATCTGGTCGGCAGTATATGTCTGCTGAAGATTAAGCCCTGTCTGACCATACCCGCCCAGAAGGCTTGCAAGGGCATTGCCTTGGTTTAGAGCGTAACCCTCCAGCCCTGCTGTAGCTCCACCAATCTGAGCCGCCAGAAGCTCACCAGCCCTCGCACGTTGCTGGGCTATATTCTGAGCCGCTGTGCCTTGTACGTTTGCGATATTTGTACCAGTGGAAGTGGCGAGATTCGCCAAATTTGTGCCGTATTGGCTACGCTCTCCAGCCAATGCGCCTCGCTGGCCTGAGATATTTTGAGCCGTGTTCATTCCAAGGCTTGCAAGGTTAGTACCCATGCTGGTTTGGATTCCAGCACCAGTGCCAGCCGCCTGAAGCCCCTGCCCAGACAATGAACGAAGGTTTTGAATCTGCTGCTGCAAGCCCTGTGATGCCAGCCCTTGACCGAAGCGAACAAGCTCCTGCTGTACTCGTCCACCACCAAGGCCACCAGTAGCAGCAGCGCCAGCCAATGTGGAACGCTCGCCTTGCTCTCTCAGGAATTGGATATAGGGGCTTTCTTGATACGCTTGATTGAAAGCATCCCGCCCAAAAGCGCCAGACAAGGCCAATTCCTGCTGAAGCGCCGTTGTACCAGCCTGCTGATAGGGCTGGATCATCTGACCAGCAGAGCCAAAGGTGCGCTCAATGTCGCCTCTGGCTTGTGTGCCTGCTTGTCTGAGGTCATCAATATTCAGATTGTACAGGCGAGCCACTTCCTCCATGGCTGGTTCAAGCGCGGCTCTAGCCTCTGTTTGCGCTCCTCTGAGCGTTTGAGTGACTTGATCCAATCCTTCTTGCATGGACTGTTCAAAGCCAGCTTGGCCGGTAGGGATATTCTGCGCCGTAGTCTGCTGATAAGTCTGGCCCATAGCGCGAGCAAATTGCTCAGGCGTTACCCCGAATTCATTCATCTTTGCGCGAAGGATGGATGGATCAATATTAGGGTTATAGGCCATATAAGCGCGAATTGCTTCGTCCGTGGCATTACCCGGAGTCACGCCTGCCAAAGCCTGCTGATAGCCGAATTGACGATTCACCCTAGCAGGATCAAGCCCAGTGGCGCGAGCAAGCTGTTCAGGTCTCACGCCAAATTGCTGCATGGCTTGATAGACTTGTTCTTCGCTGGCATTAGGATTCACGGCGAAAAAGTTTCTAATCGCCTCGTCTGGAACATTGCCAGCAGTAGACTGAGCAACTGACTGATTCAGGAACTCTTGTCGGACACGGTTAATATCAATCCCCGTTGCGCGAGAAAGCTGCTCAGGACTGACGTTATATTGCACCATCCCCTGATAGACTTGTTCGGCAGTCGCATCAGGATTGGCTGCAAAAAAGTCTCTAATCTCTTGATCGCTGACAGCCATCTTTGTTTACTCCTACATCCCGCCGCGTGGAAGTTCTTGGCCGGCGAACAAGCCAGCAAGCAATTGAGGATCGTATTGTGTCCGTGATGGCTGCAAGCGGCTGTAATCAATAGGCGTTCCCATGATCGCCGCACGCTGCAATGGAAGACCGGCAAGCAAGGCACGTTGGGCATCCATGTACCCTTGTTGCGTCATTCCAGCAACGGGGCTATACAGCCGCCCAACCAGATCAAGCCCCTGCTGCATACCCTGCTGACGCATCTGCATCCCGCGCTGCATTGCTTGGTCTCGCATGTTCTGGGCATTTTGGTAGCCCGGAGCAAGCATCGTCATGGCCTGGTTGATTCGCTGCGTTTCAAGCTCATTGGCTTTACGAGTAGCATTTCTGGCCTCGCGGCGATCCAATGCGCCACCAGCCAGAGATGCCCCGCCGCCGATTGCAGCGCTCAATACTGCGGTCTCAATACCCATACACCCACCTCTCTCCGAACTTTCGGAATTGCAGTGATTCTAGCAGTTTAACTAACCCTTTTCTCGAATCAGGGGCCGTTGTCCAAATAATTTTGAAGCCTTTTGAAACAAACCATTCAATGCCTTTTTTCATCGTCTCGCGTATTGACCCGCGATCTCGATAACGGCAAGCAACGTGAATCTCTATATCGTCATCGTTGACCTGCACCAGCACCAGCAGCTTTTCATCCATCATCAGGATTGCCCACTCAGGATGGATGCCAATCGGGTCAAACTGAATCAATCTTCTGACGGAAGGCTCGTTCAGAATCTCCAATGCCTCTGCATCGCTTGCATCTCTTACACTAATTTCCATCCCTGAGTCACATCCCCGCCAATGTCTGGAAGCATTTTTCGGTATTCAATCGAGCCAGCCGCGCCAGTGGAATCAATATAAAGACTGTACTGCCTTGCAGTAACAACACCTTCTGGGCTTCCTGTTCCGATGATAGGAATACTCAAAGAGGCATCAAGCGTCCAAGTCCTAAAGACTTGAGTCATCGTGCCATTGGCCTCGATGATCGGTTGTGCCGCATTCAGGCGTGGTGTTGTACTCATTTGGCACCAGGGATAATGTCGGCGGTCAATTGGATAATCACTGGCTTGACCGGATCGCTAAGCGTGAATCGGAACACTTCAAAACGACTCGCTCTGCCATTGCGTCTCCAGATAGCGCGACGATTATATTCACCGACCTTGCCGATCTTCCTCAGTCTTTGATCCGACCACGTTTTACCGTCGTTGCTTCTATCCATCGCAATCACCGGATCAACCGAATCAGTATTGCCTACGCCTGATTCCACTGTGAGTTCAATCGACGGCACGAAGATTGACTGCATATTGTTTTGAAAAGGCTGTGTCGCAACGGTGCGGATGATGTTGTTTCCGTACTCTGTAAACAGATCGGGGTTGATCTTGCCAATTCGCCCGTCAATCTGATCGCCGCAGAAAACGTGGTTATAGGCTTGCGTCATACCAGAAATGCGATACCCGAAAAGCTGGTTGTCATAGTAGGACTTTCGCTCGTGCCATCGCTTTGAGGCGTGGTCATAAACCAGCGTCGAGTTAGGCAGTGCAAACGCAACGAAATACGCGCCATTCTGGCTGTAGGCCCATGAATAGATATTCGCCAGTTGGTCATTGGTCAGAGACTTGAGAATAAAGTCTATCGCCACCGAGGATATTTTCTGCGTGGAGTTGCCAGCAAAAGCCCAGATAGACGGAGATTCATTGATCCCGCCACCGACCCACATGAAGGTGTCTTGGGTTGTGATTAGCGAGTAGGGAGCGAAAACGCCTTTATCCAAAAACAAGCCGGTTCGCTGGAAAGGGAAGTCTGACCCGCCGATATTCTGGAAAGCCTCAAAGGTCTGGCTCCCTGAGATAAACAACTGATTCTTAAACACGATGGGAGCCACGATCACATCGGGATCGGATTCTGCCGTACCATAGTCGAGGGCATTCCAGCTTAGGCCATCGTTTATAGCTGATACGATGAATTTCTTAGTATCCGTCGAACAGACAAAGTAGCCATCCACGAACACCACAAACTGAGGGTTGCCGTTGGCATCGAAGTCGAGGTCTGTGATCTGGGAGAA